TGCGGCACAAGGAACACAAGTTGCAAAAAATCTTCAGAACAATTGGTTACAGTGGGAACAGTATTTGGCACAGACTTCGGGCATTCCCGCATTACCTCCTGCGCAGTATCGACAAACACTAGAAGATTGGTTTAAAAAGAAGGCCGTACCTGACACATATGATGCTGAGGATTTTTTAGACCCGACTGAAAACACTTTGGCCAATGCAATCAAACAAACATTAGATCTAATAGCCGACGCCGCAGAAAAAAGCGATGCCACGGCCATGGAGAGAGAGTTTAAAGAATTGACAACGCTAATTCAACAATCAGCACAAGGTTTAACCAGCAAAGATGAGCAAGCAAAGTTAGCGGCTAGAGCACAATACAAACAAGCACAGCGCCAGGCGCAAGCCACTGGTGCCGCACAGCCACAAACCCAACAGCCACAAACCCAACAGCCACAGCAACAGGCACCCGTGGTAACGCCTGCTACGATAACACAAACTCTACAACAGTTTGGACTCAAACCCGGAACAAACTTGCAAAATTTTATACCACAAATGGTAGGTGCTGCCACAGTAGGATCAACAGGCAATGCCAACGCTGATAATCTACTCAAAGCCTTGGGATTACAAGTACAATGAACTTATTTGAAGGTGGCAACGTATTTAAAGATGCTGACGGCAAACCACTCACACAACGCATCAATCAGACTGATGTGCCCAGTACAGTAACATGGCTGGAACAACTCACAGGTCTAGAGTTTCCACGTGAACGTTGGTTGGGATCAACAGGCAAAGCACCCACATCAGGTGACTTGGATCTAGCAGTTGATGCCAGTAAAATCTCCAAAGAACAACTGGCCGCCAAGTTAGAAGCCTGGGCTCGTAGTCACGGTGAGGATCCTAGGAACTGGGTCAAGAAGTCGGGCGAAGTACACCTGCGTACTCCCATCACCGGCAGACCTGAACTTGGCTACGTACAAACAGACTTTATGTTTTTCCCCGACCTGGATTGGGGTACATTCTACTATAATCAAACATTCCCAAGTGCCTACAAAGGCATGCATCGTGCTGTGCTAATGAGTAGCATAGCCAAACAACTGGGTCTCAAGATAGGTGCTAATGGCATGTTCAGTCGTGCCACTAACAAATTGGTTAGTCAAGATCCTGACTACGTTGCCAAAGCCATACTAGGACCCAAAGCCACTCGAGAAGATCTGGGCAATGTAGAAAGCATTTATGCATTCCTGGCACGTGACAAAGACCGTGATGCCAAACTCCGAGACTTCCGTGATCAATTGGCACGTGACGGACTCAAAGAACCCACACAATTGGAAGAAAGCGGCGACGTTTACTTCTTGGCACGCCTACGTGATCGCATTGTGAACCAAGGCATGTATGCCTTGGTAGAGGCAGCCGCACCTCCAGCCGCTGCCGCACCTGTGGGTGGCAAAGCCAAGGGCATTGAGCACCTGGAAGATTACATATTTAGAAATGGCACAGCCGGTGTCAAGACAGCCCTGGCCATTGTGGACAACTTCAAGGAAGATCCCAAGACTGCAAGCGTCAAATGGGACGGCAAGCCTGCTGTGGTATTTGGTCGCAAGCCCAGCACAGGCGAATTTGTACTGACAGATGGATCAGGATTTGAGGCTGTGGGCTATGATGGCTTGTTTACCAGTCCCCAGGCCATTGAGGCCAACATGGCACAACGTGATGCCAGTGCCGCTGCCAAGGGCAACGTGGCCAACAGAGTTGAAACACTGTTACCAGTGTATCAAGGCATTTGGCCCTATCTTGAAGCCGCAACCCCTGAAAACTTCCGTGGTTATGTCAAGGGCGACTTGTTGTATACTACCACACCTCCTGTGGTAGCAGGCAATGTAGAATTCAAACCCAACACAGTGGAATATCGTATTCCTGTAAAAAGCAAACTAGGCACAGCAATTGCCGACAGTGACGTTGGTGTGGCAGTACACACCATGTATGCGGATGCTGGTGCTGCCAAACAACCTCTCAGCAGAGTCAAATTTAACCCTGTGCCGGGCCTGTTGTTGATTGAACCCATCTATGCTCGACCTGTGGAAATAGAAAATCCCTACGTAAAGAAAATCAAGAGTCTATTACGAACAATGGGTCCTGCAATTGACACATTGTTCAACCCTGCAGAACTACGTGCTGCCAAGATCACTGATTTGGCCAAATTATGCGTAGATTATATCAACAAACGTATCAATCCCGAATACCCTGCCTACACCGGAGACTTCTCAGACTTAGTGCCGGGCTTCATGAACTACTTGAAATCCACACAAACTCCGCAAAAGTTTCGCAACATTACAGAATACCTGCGTAGTCCTACTTCAAACGAGGGCGCACTGGCCGGTGCCTTTGTGTTGTTTGAATTGTTACACGATCTCAAACTGGACTTGCTGGGTAAACTGGATGCACAAGTTCCTGGCAACGAGGGATGGGTGTTTGCAACGCCAGCAGGCTATGGTAAAGCAGTAAATCGTTTTGATTTTACAGCCAGAAACCGCCAAAGAAACAACCCCACAACCACCTAAGATTTTGCCAATTTCATAAATAAGAGTAGGGCGAGAGCCTACTTATTAGGAGATTTTAAAATGGCAGTATTTACAAAAACAAACGGTACCACCCAACCAGTATTCCACATGGACACTGGCAATGCGCAAATTGTTGGAACATCCAACATTGCGGCAACGGGTTCGGTCAACTTTCAAGGACCAAAACTAGACTTTTTCTCAGTGGTGGCCAATGGTAGTTTGACAACATCTGGTAATGTTAACGGTTACATCAACAACATTTTGCAAGCAATTCAGCAAAAAGGTACAGTTGCTATGTATCAAGTTAGCCCAGCGGCACCCACAGTGTTGAACTTGGCTATCTATCCAACTGATGCTTACACAGCAACAACGCTGTTGGCTCAGGCTAACACAAGCGCAACAGTTGCGTCTGGTGGTCAAAACTTGCAGTTGAACAGTGCAGCCGGTAACGCCGTGTTCACTTCAGCCGCAAGCAACTTCGCTCCAGTCTAATCATAGACTCTGCGATCGCAACCCTGGATGTAAAAAATCCAGGGTTTTTTGTTGGCTGTAAATACAGCCATGCCAACAAGAATACGTGTGACTACTCAATTTGACTGCACTACCACAGGAGTCACAGGACATTTTAGAACCAATGTGTTACCATTTGATGATCGAGAAGGCCAAAGTGTGACTGATTTAGAGACCTGGACCAGATCTAGAAACCAACAACGTAACTGGGAAACCATACTACAGATCATTGGCTTGTATACACAAGCACAAGATATCACACCCACAGAACATACTGACGGAAAATGGCAATTTGAATTCTCCACTGACTTTGATGATGTGTTCAGTTCCCAAGGTGACCCATTGGGCTTGTTAAAAACAGCCTGCCGTGGTGTACCTATGTTTTATAATCTAGACACCCAACCCAAAACTGCTCAGTTGGACCCGGATCAGAACATTGAATTCACCATAGTGGACCATAAATAATAGATTGGAGCACACATGGTTGACACAACTGATATCGAAAAGAAAAGTCTTGAAGCCCACGTTGAACTATGTGCTCAACGCTATACCGCTTTAGAGCAACGTATTGACGATGTCAAACAAGACACCGCAGAATTAAAAACCACCATTCAAGAAGTACATAGATTGGTGCATAAAATGAGTGACAGTCGTAACACACAATTGATTGGCTGGGGAGTGGGAATCATTGGATTCTTGACAGCAGTCATAGGATACTTGGTCACTCACTACGTACTAAAATGAAAACCAGTCAAAAACTTGCGGCACTTGCTGAGCAAGAATTGCCTAAATTACTAGATCATGTGATTGTGGCAGACGGCGAGAAATACCGTGTGTTTGGCTCATATGTGTTGCGTCAAACCGTACAGGGCTATACACTGACCTATCAAGACCGCCCAGTAGGCACATTTACCAGCACCAGAAGCGCCGTGGCCTGGTGCATAGCCGACAAAAATCGCCAATATCGCTTGGCTAACGAAATACAACACTTGGATTTTACTCTGTTAAGACTACGCAACGATATTGAAACCCGTAGCGGGCAAGCCCAAAAAAGTTATGGAAATTTTTGGGAAACAGTCAGTGCCAAAGCCGCACACAAAAGATCACAAAGCCAGCAGATAGAAAATGAATTAACAAAATGTATAAATTCGGCTAAATACTGGCAACTTCGAGGAAGCAACAATGAAACTGCAAGAACTGGCCGTAACACGCCCTACAAAACAAATCGCTAAAGTATTCGAGAGTCACTTTGACCAACGCTTATCTTTTGATTCAATGAATCGCAACCAAGTGCGTGGCATGCTCAATCGTGTGCGTGGCCTGGTCAACGAACACCGTGCAAGCCCTGCATTTCATTATAGCGAAAAGAATCCTGCCTATCTCAAACTCATGATGATGGAACAGGCTCTAACACAACAATTGCAAGAGTTTGGTGCTACTCCAGCCACTGGTGCTCCAGGCGCTCCTGGTGCTACTGCCGCTTTGTCTACTGTACAACAACAGCAGAAAAAGAAACAGATGCAGGACGAAATCAAACAAAAGCAAAAAGAAATTCAAGACTTGCAAAAGGCCATGATGAACCCGACAATGGCAGCAGAAAACAACACAGGCAACTTCTTGCGTGAATCAGAAATTCAACAAGCACAAGTTGTGTTGGCCGCACAAGACATGGTCGACCGTGTGCAGAAAATGCTGGAAGACACAACAGAAATGCAATTTAAAGAATTACCTGCCTTGGTTGATTCTATTAAAAATGAAGTTGGTATGGATCAAGCCGCACAGTTTAACGCAGATGCTGCCGCCGCACTGTCGGGACTTGTACAAAATCTACAGGCCAGCAAAGGTCAATTGGAAGCCGCACTGGGTGTGGTAACTGGTACCGGTGGTGGTGCTGTTGTACCTGGAGCCGAAATGGGCGCAGACATCGGTGCTGAAATGGGCGCAGACATGGGTGCCGAACTAGGCGCAGAGGCTGGGCTTGATGCCGCTGCCGCTGATGCAGGCGCTGAACTTGAACCAGAACCCGAAGCCACTACACCAGCCGCCAGTTTGGGCCGCGGACGTAGATAATGCGTATCGACGAAGTTGGCAACGGCCGGTCAGATGACACAGCCGCTCGACTTTTAGGCTTGGCTGAATTCCTGTTGGGTCGTGCAAAAGACACAGGTGGCCAAAAACAAATCGGCATGCAGACTTTTTTAAATCTGGCCAAAAATATGCAGATCGATCTTACGCCCGAAATTCTTCAAAACATGGCCAGCCAGGCACCACTGAGTGGAGTGTTCATGCCCATTGAACCCAATTCCGGTGTGATCAAATTCAAAGGCAACGATTCTGGTCCTGTGCCCATGCCAGTAAACAAGGCGCAAGACATTGTTGCCTCTGCGGC